CCCGGAACCGTTGAACGTTAATATGTGGTTGGTCGTCGAAACTCCCATGCGAAAGGAAAACGTAATTGGTTGTACGGAAACCCCCACAATCATGGAATGTCGTAAAATAAAAGAAGTAGCCACATTGGTATTGGCCAGAATGTCGCTACCGGCTGCGATTGCATTTACATTCGCGTTTTGAAATAAACTTCCTACAACAATAAAAGGGCTTACACCGGTCGCAATAGCCACCATGCAGCAAATGGTAATCACTAATTTGTTTGCTGCTCTTTTTGGAGTGATTGCCAACGCTAAAAGCTGCACCCCCTCCGTATTCTGCGGAATCGTATCATCATACGGAATTACCGGATTTGTCGCAGTTTGCACCGCTCCCGTTTGGTAATAAACCATTTGGGTCAGCGAACCGGCATGTGTATGCATGGCGGTAGGCCCACCAAGAACGAGTTCTTGATGGGCTACCGGTTCAATCTGCGTGGCCATTATTCAATAGCAACGTCGTCGTAACTTACGTCGATCTTGCCACCAGCATCCCGCTTGATTCCGATCACCGGGAATTCGCCAACTGCCGGAGCGGTCTGGATATATCCCCGCGCAGTAGCGGCCATCGCATCAAGATTGGCCTTAGCTACTCCATCGGCTACCTTAGCCGCCGTGACTTCATCATCTACCAACGGCCTGGCTGCCGCCGTCACGGAACCGGCACGTGAAATGTTATCAGATGCCGCGTTAACCTTGCCCACGATTTCGTCATCCGTGTAGGATGTCGCATTGGGATCGAGTTCGATTGTCTGGATTGCCATTTTTCTTCTCCTTTTCTCTTTAATTAAGTAAGACCATCATCATATTCAACTACCAATTTACCCGTTGCCGGGTCGACGTAAACATTCGTTACTGAGCGTTTTCCTGACGGGGGTGTCGACTTGGCTATATCGGCCAATAGTTCCTCTTCGGTTATCCACTCGGTATATGTGAACTCCCCATCATAGCGTTTCCGCCTGTAAGTCGTTGTCCATTTTCCCTCCACCATTTTGGCTACTCAATGACGTTAATATCAAATCCACCGCCACCATAAGCCAACTGGCGCGGTAGGTAAGATCTGATTTGAAGCATTCCGCCGGAGGTGTTCTTTTGCTTTTCCTGACGATAAAGCTGCGCGACGGCCCGATCATAAAAATTCTGCCATACCGCTATACGGGGATCTTCCACCAGGTACGGCGTGGCTTGAAGCAACGCGCCATAAAGAAGAATATCCCAATGATAATCGGTCCACCAATTATGGGATGCGTCTGCGGAAAGATCCTCATGGTAGGCATAATAATTGATGTCGTATAGATAGACCTGATCCGGGTAAGGACGAAGCAAGATCTCGCTCTGCGCTTCGAGCAGGGCAAAAACTGTTGGCCTCCCCGTCACGTCATCCCCGTGCGGATGTAGGCTGTAGGCTACCGAGGCTGTTACCGGGCTCAGGTCATAATAAATTTCATCCTCAAGGATCTTGAGCCACATTACATCCTTGATTCTTGATGGAAATGTTAAGAATGTTGCAACGGTCGCCGGCGTGGTCGTCTGCCGCACCTGCATACAGTTCCAGTTGTGGGATTGGATATTGCCGTCAATCGTTATCTGACCGTCCTCCAGGTTCCGCATGGCCAGGTTGATGAAGTGCCCAACCGTGGCTGCGGCAATGTCGGAGCGATTGAGGTAGTCACTTACGGCCGTCTTTAGGGTTGCAAAGGTTTGGGACATGGGCTTTCTTCCTCTTCTAAGATTTTAATGAGGCGCTCAATCTCCCCCTTCGCCCCCATCATAACGTTTAGATTGGCCATAGTCTGATCGATGCTGGCCTGAAGTTCATTAACCCTCTTTCGAAGAACATCTTGCGTAATCATTTTATTCTTCCTCCGGGATTTTCACGCCGAATTTTTCGAGAAGCGAGCGGTGTGCGAGGGTAAGGCTCTGATCCGCTTCAAATAATTTTGCAACAAATTTGACCTGCTTTTCCGAAAATTTGATTTCTTTTTCCAACGAAAGATCCGGCACAATCTTCCACGTAACTCGACCGTCCGTACTTTGTTTTATCTCATACAGTTCCAGCTCTTCGACGGAAAACTCAACCAGCTCGTTGAGTTTACGAATAGCGCCGAAGATTGAGACTCCCCCTTGTTGTTTTGAAAATAAGTCTAGCAACCGAAATCGATCAGCAATGCTAAGTAACATTTTTCCCTCCCTATTAAATTTATTCCATGCTGTGAATTTTTGTTATAATCGCATCCAAAATATCGGCTAGATAATACCAATCAATGGCCTCTCCGCCTTCCGGTGGTTCATCTTCCGTCCATGTTGGTTTAAGGTCAAGCCAATTTTTTGCATGGGCAAGCATCGACGTTACCTTGCCTTCCAGTTCAGGAGGAACGTCGCCTAGGCTTCCTTGTCGCCAACCATGAATCCCGATCATTAATTTTTTCTCTGCCATATGAACCCCAAAGGGGCGGGGACTTTTGCCCCCGCCCGGTTAATTGTTAATTTTAGGTTGCTGTTGCGTGAACACGGATATACTTGGTTACTCCACCAATTGAAACCGCGATATATCCGGAAACCGCTCCACTACTCCCTGTTCCCTGTGTAAAGAATCCTGTTTCATACAGGTGGCTCATTCGCAGGAAGAATTGCGGATGCCTTGCACCATGCAAGTGGATAAGGGTGCTCCCGGTTTGCACAACGGTGCCCTGAGCAGCGCAATGAATGTAAGAATCGTAATTCACTGCCGCAGTCGTGTTGTTCTTGCTGATGTAAATACCGGTAACAAACAACCCGGCGATGTCAGACGCGATCTCAATGCCAACACCGACGAAATATGTGCTGGTCAGGGTCGGGCTTCCGATCTTATAGAAGTCAATCGAAAGACCGTAGATCCACCCGCCCGTCTGGGTCGCACCGACATGGGCCTCCAACTCAAGGACGGCGCTGTATCCATCGCTCTTCGCGCCATGCACTTGTTTGGTGATTTTCATGCCGTAGGTGGTTCCGGTTCCCGTGGTGATGTCGTTCACTCGATAATCGAGCCCGACAATATCAGACGTTCCCGTAAGAGTCAGGTTCATTTCCTGGGGGGCAAGGCTCTTTGCACCGTGATAAGAAGTGCTGAGGCCCATTTCCTTGATGACCCAAACGTTCTGGATTGGATCGGCTTCAATCAGGGCATAGTCCGTGGCCCCGGTCAGCACGACACTGGCAAATAGTCTTTGCACCGGGCCGGCTTCGGAGGTTTTTTCTCTGGACACAATATAGTCCGGCTTGGTCGTATCGGCGGTAATCGTTACGGGGAAGGCCCCATCCACATTCTGAATGTAAAACGCCTTCGTGAAGAACCCCGCAGCCGCCAACACGCTGATCGCCGGAAGCGTAAGAACGGTAGCCGCAGCCGGAGACACATTAACTTGCTGCTCGGAAGAGAGCAGAGTCGCCGTCGCGGTTTTACTGCAAATAGCAGTTGCATTGAAAGACATATTGTTTTCTCCTTGTTTCCTTTGTTTAAACTCAGCCCAAAAGTCGAACCGCTAATTCTGGGTAGATAGTTTTCACGCCGTACATGATGTCCAGGCGGATGATATCAACGTCGTTATCGACATCATAGGATTTAATCACGCGAACGCTCAACCCATTTCTGGATTCCCGGGCCTTGAAGGCCGCCCCGTCGGGCATCTCCAGGGGAACCATGACCAACGCAAAAGCTTGCTTTACGAAAGCAAGATTCGCTACGTTGCTTCCAATTATCGTCGGGGTCTGTGCCGTGGTCGGAGAAGCCGAACAGGTCTTGTAGGCACCCGAGGTGATGATCGAAGGGGTGACGTTAATGGTCGTCACGGACGCCGCATGATCCGCCGTAAGGGCAAATTGCTTCAGCCCAGGCAATGCAACTCCGCTGATCGGATTCACATTATAGCATCCGGCCATCGTGATAATGTCACCCTTCACAAACGTACCGGTTGTGGTTCCGATGGTCAGGGCTGTACCGGTCTGGCTCGATCCGTTGATTGCTCCAACCGTGAAAGTACCTTTGGTATGGCTTTTGATATTCTGATCCTGGAAGATCTCGTATCCGCCGATGACACCCAATCGCGCGTTGCGATAGGCGCCTTCGACTATTCCGGAGGTCTGAGCCAGGGCCGTTTGACCAGCCAACATAGTCCAGTATCCATCGGGGTCCAGAACCAATTTGCGGTTGTCACGGGGCACCGCATTGTCATCCATCCAGGTTCCGACCAACTGAATGCTAGTCGCAAAACTAGAGGGCGTGCTTGCGGCCGAACCAACGCAAGCCGGAACATCCTTGTATAGATCGCAGAGATCGCTGTCAACGATGTTGTCCAGCGCGATCATTGCGGGCTTAATATACCGTTCAGAATAGTCTTTAATGTCAAGAGTCAACTCTTCGGACGAAAACTCCCAACTCACGTGCTTCCGTTTGTTGATCACGATACTCGTGGTCGATTCGGAAACGTTCTGATTCACGCGGGTCGCGCCATCAGAAGCCACAAATTTCACGGGCTTCCGGATGCTGACCGTGGAACCAATTTTCACAAACTCCTTTTTATAAGCGCGATGAACAAGGTTACCCATGACGAGGTTGTTTTCCAACTGCATCAAGGCTTCCATCGCAATTACATTGGGAGTGATTAAAGTATTTCCCATTTTATTTTCTCCAGTAGGTCGCGGCTTTACCGCTACCGTTAGTTTTTATTTAATCCCTTCATGCGGTGCGCCTTGTATTCCTCGTAGGACATCTTGTCAAGGGCTTTTTCACCGCCTACCTCTGTCGTTGTCGAGGCGGACCCAGGCCGCCCCAGTTGAGTGGGGGCCTTTTTATCCACCTTTTTCTCCGCTGTCATCCCGGCCATCATCTTGTCGTACACCGCGTTGATGGTCTTAATGAAGCGGATAGATCGTGGACCCATGATTGTCGGGTCGGTCATGACCTTGATGTCGTCCAGTTCCAGCCCTAACGAAAGAGCGAATTCAGTGAGCTTCGGTTCCTTGGTTTCCCAGTCGGGAATTGCCGCATGAACCGCAGCGTCGGCCTTCACGTAGATCGAGTCCTTCATCTTCTGGCCTTCGGAGATGTAGGTTCGACTTTCGCGGAACTCGTCCTTCATGGCATGGAGTTGAGCGATTAAGCGTCTGGCGTTTTGATAATCCTGATCTCCCGGCTCGACACCCTCAAGTTTTTCAATCTCCGCATTAATCTCCGCAGTTACGCCCATGGGATTTTCCGTGTAACGTCTGAAGAGTTTAGCGCGGGGCGCTTCACTTTGCGGCGTCGGCTCGAATTTCTTTTTTTCTTCTGCCAGTGCCTTGAACTTATCATCGTACCCCCGCTGGAAGGACTTCATGAGAAGCTGTCCCTCCACCGACAAACGGGAGGTATCGACATTGCTGCCGGTTTTTAGAAGCTCGGCCACTTCTTCGGGCGTGTAGACGGTCTTGCCGCCCGCATCTTTATCCGATTTGGCAACGCCCGCTGCCGCTTTCGGTTCGCCTTTGGGTTTATCTTCCTTCTTGGGTTCGGTGGTTGAACCACCGTCCTTGTCGGTCGATTTTTCATCGGCGAGTTGACCGTCCCCTTCGTTGCTCGACTCGTCACCATCCCAAGTCGCGTCGTCGGGAGTGTCAATAAAGATTTCCGCTTTTTCTTCTGTGTCTGCCATTTTAGATTATCCCCCTAATTTTGATTGCCGGCTTGGCCGGTTCTTAATTCCCTGTTACGTTCACTAATTTTGGCGTTTTGAATGAATCCTGCCAATCTAGTCCGAAGCTGGCGCAGGGCCTTCACGTGACTCCAAATAAATTCTCTGTTCTCAACTTCGCTTACCAAGGTGTTTTCCCACGCGATCATTGCTTCTTTTTCTAACTCGTCCAGGGCCTCCGTAATCGCCGGATTACTTAGTGCCTGGGCCGCATAAGTTCCTCTTTCTGCTGTAGTCAATTTTACTTCAGTTCGTGCAAAATTTGCAACAACTGGAGGTATATTAACTCCGACCAATGCACTCCAAATTGATCCAAAAAATCTAATCATATCCCCTCCCTATCCAAAGAATCCACCTCCGGTTATCTGCGTCCTGGGTTCCCCGGGAGACTGTGGAGTTTCCGGAGTTGGCGGCATTTCCTGTCCCGGGGCCGTTCCCTTGTCGTTTGCTCCCGCCCCTGCCGGCTTCGGAAGCATTCCCAGTTGACCCGCAATGGCCTGCATCATCTGTCCGATCTGCGGATTGGATGCGGCACCCATTTGCTGCAACGTCATTAATAAGGCCATCACGGTCTGAGTGAATTTCGGTTCGGTCACAAAGTCACCGACATTCCGGATACCCATGGCCTTGATCAATTCCTTCATCGCGTTGTAGACGTTTATCGGAGTTACGACTCCGATTTGAGCATTGGCAGCCTGAAGGTAGAGACCGAGAAGTTGCTGCATATAAATAATCATCTGATCCTTATTCCCGGTGCCAAGCCCAACGTTAACGATAACGTCATATTTCCCGACGATATTGTCCGGGGTAATCTCGTTCCAGGTGTTCATGTAGCGGATCATCGTCGGCTTTTTGAGAAACCTGATATTCAGGTCAACGATATCGGAGATCAAAGGAGCAACACCCATCTCGGAAATGAGGCGGATCATCATGGAAACCCGTTGGCTGGCCTGTCCGATTTGCTGATTCTGCCCTCTCCATGTTTTATTGAGAACGTTTGGATTAACTCCCTGGAATGAACGCGGAACGCCGCTATGATAATCCTTTTCGACGTTCAGCATTTCCCAAAACGCGAAAACGTCCTGTGGTATTGGCGATTTCTCTTCCGGTTTTGGACTATAGTCGCCCGTGGTACGAACCAGTGCACCCGGGAAGTTGTTGTTCAGATAATCGTCTACGTTCATGCGGTTCGGATCGCCAAAATATCTGCGGTTGTTCGCAAAATAAACGTTGTCCATAATCTGCCGCAGCAAAGCGGTACGGATTTTCTGAATCTCCTTGATCAAATCATAAAGACTGAAACCAGCGACCCGGTGTGCCATCTTAATTGGGGTAATAACATGAAAGGGCGGCTTCCGATATTTGTTTTTTCCAACCGAACACTTCACGTCACCGCAAACTTCGGCCACCATTGGGGTTCCGTTTTCTTTATCTTTATAATAACATTCATAAACCCAAAGTCGTCCGTCATCCTTAGAAGTAATAAAGTGTTCCCCGCCAAGATCAGAAAAACGTTCTCTGTGAACCTCGTCGGTGTCTTCGTGCATTGCTTCCGATAAACCCTTGACTTTTTCTAAA